TAATCAGTAACGAAGCCTCTGGGCCACCTTAATGACTGTTCATCCGTATGTTTGCTGCCATTCCAAGTCATTCGTTCATCTAACAAACGAGTTGCCATTTTTAGGCTTCGCTCTTTGTTATCTGTACTTGCGGCTGTCCAAACAGATGAATATAAATGTGTGGCGTGATAAGCATCAGCAACGGCAATTGTTACATAGCTGTCGGAGCTTGTGCCGCCAATTGAAGCATCGAGTGCCATTATTTAACTTCCTTCCAATCGCCTTTGGCATAATTGGCGACTTCATCAGGATGTACATTAGCCAATTGACCATTTCGTTCCATCTTGACTATTTTTGGTTTTTTAGGTGCTGCTTTTTTTACTTCTTTCATATCTTTTTCTCCATGATTACAAGGATAAAAGTAGGCGAGGGGATTAACCCTCGCCAAAGGGGACTGCTAGTTAACCTAAAACAAGAGCAATGTTTTCAGACTTCCAAGCCTTAACGCCCCACGTTGCGGCTACTTCGATCATCTGCTTGCGATAACCTTTGTAAACACGAATCTCAAACACTAAGCCTGAGTGTGGGTCTTGAACCATCATTGCATCAATGGCTGCATCGTCACCGCCAGCTACTGCTGGTGCTCGCATTGCAACTTCAAGTGCAGACTGATGGAACATTACGTTAGCTGCAAAGTCGTTACCGACTGTCATTGCTGCATCGTTAGCTGCTGCTTCTATAAGGCCAGTGGCATTTAACACTAAGTCACCGCCAGCTAGGGCAGTTTGAACAACGTAGATGTTAGCATCGCCAGCAAAGGTCACACAATCACCAGCGATTACAGTGCCAGAACCACCATCAAGAGTGATAACTGTTTGGCCTACAATCTCAGTTGCTGCGTTATTGACAACGTAGCTTGTGCCTGTGCCTTTGGTGTGAGCCTTAACTTGGGCAGATTCACGCATTGAAACGCCTTGAAGATCAAGTAAAACACCTTGACGCAATAAAGCCTCAGTACCAGATGTATTGACTTGGTTCAAAGAAGCCAAGTTGCGCATCTTAGCACCAGCAGAACTGTTCATCACTAGGGCCAAACGACCATCGTTTGCAACACCGCCATTATCAACAATGATTTGGCGAGCCTCGGCAACCAAGTTAAAGTTAGAAGCAAAAGGAGTTGTTCCAGCCGTACCAATGGCGCGTGAAGCAGCCGTATATGCAGCAGATGACAAATCGCTTTCAACTTCGTTGCTTAGAGTACGCATTGCTTGAGCAAGTTGGTCGCCATAAACAGTTTCAAAACCAGCACCATTGTTAACATGAATCATGTCTTCGCCAGTCCAAGGGATTTGAACAGAACGAGCCTTGCTAATGGTCATTGTCTTGTTGTCTACAGTTTGATCAGTTCCCTCGGGAATGGTCATTGACTCTGTAATATCGCCAGCAGTAGCTGAACGAGTATAAGCAGCACGAATAACACCATTTTTGGCGACTCGCTCTGAACTGTCTGCATTGATAGTTGCTGCTGGGATAAAACCAACTAATTCACGGCCCACAGTATCTGCGGCTTTGTAAATGTCGGCTGCTAGGTCTGTTAAAACGTTAGCCATGAGATATTTCCTCAAAAAAAATTAAATTAAGAGGACAGTAGCGTCCTCAATAAGTGAGATCCAATTACTCGGCAATTGGAATTAGTAACACCGCTACCATGAGAGAATTAAAACCCATAATAACGATTTAGTCAACTACCTTACCACCTTTCTTAGCAAACTCAGACCGAGTGAGTTGGTTCATAGAATCAAATTCAACCCTGCTAATAGTTGCTGAATCTTTTCCTGATCTATTTCCATGTTGGCTACCCCCACCATTTGAAGGTGCAAATAGATGCGGTGCTGTTCCAGTTAATCCCTTTACCCAAGCATCAACTGACATTGGTTCGGCTGAACCTGATGCGTAAACAACATCTCCGTTTGAATCAAAAGGAGTAGCTTGCCCATCCTTGAGTTTAAATATTGTTTTCGCGCGTAAAATAACATCATCCATTGCAGTAGGTGCAACGCCTTGCTTAGTTGCACTATCACGAACAGAGGCGTCAATCATTAATCCTTCTAGCTGCTGCCTGTGATTATCATTTTCACCTTGGACTTTACCCATTTCTTCATTATGGGCTTCACGCATACGTTTAGTTCGTTCTTCAAATAGCTCTTCAATCTTACCTTCATCCATGAGCTTTTTATCAGTGCCATCATTATGAGCCTGTAGCAAATTATTATATTGGTCAAGATCAACATTTTTAAATTTGCCCTGCATAGCTTCAAGGTCTTTTAATAGCTTGACGTTGTTGCTACGAAAATCATCTAGTTTGGATTTATCTACCATTCCTTCTACGTTTAAGTGGAAAGCACCATCCTTCTCAACATAAGCTGATTGAAGTGCCTCTGGGATACTATCTAACTGCTGTACTACTGCTTGTAATGCCATGTGAACCTCTGGTTCGTTAGTTTGCCCCACTGGAGCGGTTAGTAAATTCTACCATCTACAAAATTCATTTTAGCTGGTGGAACGTAATCATAATCACCATCTAACATATCAGACAGTGCTTTCATCCTATCTTCTTTCGTAAAGTGATAATCAGACGACCACTTTGTATAGATTTTTTCAACATAAAACCAAGTCGATGCTTTATCTGGTGTTATTTTAAAATCATCATCTGTGTCTAAAATTTCTAAATAATAACTTTCATTTCTGTACTTAAAATTAAAGGCCATGGAATATCTCCATCACAAAATCAAAAAACTCAGGGTCTTCCCGAGCAAACCTTAAAGGGTCGTGATACAAACGCTCTGCACCCATAGAAAGCAATTCAGTTGCGCCTTTGTAAATTTTTCCTTCGTAATGACTGCCGCCAAGTTTTTGAAATTTGTCTTCATAGGCAATTTCATTGGCTTTATACCTTTTATCACCTGTTAGTTTTGATAATTTTTGCGGCTTTTGATTCCCTGCTCGTTTTTTTAAAAACGCTTCTGTTTTTTCTAATACGCGAGGGTATCTATTTTCAAGGTCATGGATTACTTCATGTATTATAGTGGACACTCTTTCATTTCTTGCCAAATATATTGTTTCATCGTTAAAGCGATAAAAAGCTCTTTGCTGTTTATTTTTTGGAATTAATCTTGTTTTAACCTTTGGGTTTACTTTCTTATGAAGAACAGATGTTAAAAAATCAAGTGACTCCTCTACTTCAACAGCAGCCTCGGAAGGTATTTTTCCAATATAAGGGTTTGATGCCCTAAGTTCTTCGGGCAATTTAATCATATTTCTTGATTCTGATCTTGCTTCATTCTTTAACCTTCTTTCTTTGCTCCTAAGTTTAGCCATCTTTGCTTCAATTATTCTTTCTTTATCTATGCTTGCTTGGTATATAGCATTATCTAGGTTTGGAATTTTAACTAATCTGTTTTGTTCACGATCATTTTCGTACAACTTTTCTTGTTGTATATTTATTTCTTCCCTTGCTTTTTTATAAGGAATTGCAAGATCATTAATTTCCTTTGATGTTGGTGGGGTATGGGTTGGTACAATGGAATTGACCTTTTCTTCAATAGCTTTCAAACTGAGTGGGTTTGAAGATTGATCTACTAAATCCTTTGGTACAAGTTTTCCTTTTCTCCACAAGTCCCACTTTTTAGCACCTAGCACTTCTTTTTGGAAATCAATGTCTTTTGTTTCTAACCACTGCTCGTAGTTTTGCCCTGCTGCAACTTGACCATCCATACTGGCCCTAGTTGATTCTGGAACTTCGTTAAACTTCTTTTTGGAGCCTAACTCTTCCCATGATTTTAAAATGGCTATCTGTGTTGATCTGCAATTCCAATGAGCAGTTGGCCCCTGCCATGACATAGAATGGTTTATTGGTTGCTTGTTGGTGTCCCACCTTTTTCCATCTAACTGCTGGCATAATGGGCTGGTTCTTCCATCTAACGTAGCCACCCACTGCACACCCTTTACTATGTCGTCATTTTGAGCATAAGTTCTCATTCTGGCTTCATTGGCTACAGTCTGAACAGATGTTCTAACCAGTGCTTGGGCTTTGCTTCTAGCAGATTGCATTATCCCATCTTTATAGCCAAGGGCTTTTGTTCCCCTGACCTTTGCTACAATCTGGCTTGTAGTTTCACCAGCTAACATTGATTGACGAATGGTGTTTTTAAATGATTTTTGCAAACCAACCTTTTGACCACTCCACCATTCGCGGCTGGGTGCGCCCTCTATTAATGTGTTGGATGCTATAGCACCAAGGGTTTGTTCGGACATTCCCATGCTAACTACTGATGCTTTCATTGACGTATTGATAATATCTACTGCTTGCCCTTCGGACACTTTGGCTAATGTTGCCAAGTTATTATCTTGCATCTCAGCAATCGCTTTATAAGAGTCAGAAATGGTTTTTTTTGTTTGCGCCAGTAACGCAGCCATTCTTTTTCTTTGTAATACGCTATTGCCAACGTCTATTTCTGAGTTGCTTAATGCTTTAGTTAAAGACTTTTCCAAAGTCTTTAATTCCTTGATAACTTTTGAACCAAGGTTAGATTCTAGCCTAGTTAAGTCAACCGAGTGACCTATTGTTGAATCTAAAACGTCATCATTAACGGACATTATTCAGCCTCAGGATTAATGCCTGTTTGTATATCTACTCTGTCAATTTCTTCCTCAATGTCAGTATCAGGAGGTAATACTTCGCCTCTCTTCATATTCCATAACAATGATTCATGACTAATTGCGCCAGATTGCCAAAGCCCCATCAATGCTGTCATTTCTTGAGGGTCTAAAGCAGTATCAGAAAAGTCAGTGTTTAAAGTAACTGTCACTTGACCACCACCATTCCATTCAGCCATTTTATTTAGTGCATCTTCCAAAGCCCCTTCAACGGCCTTGACTGAACGCATTAATACTGATGTTTCGGAGTTTTGTCTGAGCTTTAATGTTTCTGATGATTCAACGCCATTTTTCTGACCTTCAAGTAACTGTGCGCCAAGGCTTGCCATCATTGATCGCTTTTGTTCCATAGCAACCTCTAATGCACCTAGCCCTTGACCGCTAAATTCTAAATACCCAGCCCTTGAAGCTGAATCTGGCAATACCCACGCAGATTCTGCACCAATGGTAAGTTCTGAATCAACATCAACGCCTGTGACATAAGGAGTTGGAAGAGCCGTAAAATGGCGACCATGTTCTAAGTCGGCAGATGTGCGGTAGTGCGATAAATTAATATCAGCTAAACCTAGCAATGGCGGTGACTCTGGAGACAAGTTAGAACCATCTACAGATAATGCAATAAATGGAATTTCCCCTAAACCAGACCCACGATTGCTTGGGAATATCTCTTCAACTAACTTCCATTTTCCATCTTCCTCACGCCATAGATTAACTGAATATGTGCCGTCTTCCATAACAAGTTCACGATATTGAATTTCATATTTAGAATCATAAATATCATTAGGGTTAACTGCCCTGTATTTTTCCATTAAAATAATGCGGTCATCCATCCAATTTGTTATTTGCTCGGTAGAATATCCAGTTAAATAAGGACGGGTTCCATCATGTTCTACAAGAATACCCTGCCTACCGCAAAGCAATTGCTCAGTTAGCATATAGTGGATAAAGTTATTTAAAGATACGCCAGTTGTCGTTATATCATCAAGCCAATCATCATTAGCACCCTCTACCATAGGCTCAATTCGCATTACTGCGCCAGTTAGCCCTTGAATGGTTCGCTTGATTGCATTGTAAAAACTTGCTCGTTTAACATAGGCTGCATAGGAATCTTCACTTTGGCGTGATAATTTTGGTAAATAATCATGCTTTTTAGACTTAACTGCATCTTCACCATCGTATGTATCACGACAACGTGCCCACTGTGATTCTCTTTCGTTGTAGTGTGGGTGCTTGCTATTAATTGCCATATTAAATTCCTATTACTTTTGCTAATTGAGGTTTTCTGCTTAATATCGGGTATTTTCTGTGAATAAAATAACCGCCAGCATCGGGTAAATGGTCGTGACCGCCCTGTTTATCTGGCTCACCCTTGTCAGTATATGCTTGCTGTTCAAGACAAAGTGCGTATTCTGGACACTTATCCACGTTGATTTTTATCAAACCAGATTTAAAGCCCCTATTGACAGACAACACTCGGTCTTTAATATAGGGATTTTTCTTGGGTGCGTCAACTTTAAAACCAGCATCCTTTAATAGAGTAATGTCAGACATACTTGCATTTGTGCTACTTGTAGAGCCACCACTAGCGTCTGGATAAATAATAATGGAGCAGTTTCTAAACCTAGCTTTGATCACATCTATCATGTGAGGTGTATCCATTACCTTTGTTATTTCATCAACTGCGTAAACTTTACCCATTCTGACAACATGAATAACTGCTGACATATTACGGACGTTAAAATCCATTCCTATATGAACTGCTTCATGTATAGCTTCATTCCAAATAACATCTGTATCGCACTCAACTCTGTCATACTCTGTGTAAACAACGCCAGATGTAAGGTTTACAAACTCACCCTCAAGATATGCTGCGAGCAAATTGCTGGGATAAGTTTCACGCAATGATTCAACATATCCCACAGGTAAGTGTGGATTACTGTAGGTTGGTGCTTTTATTAGCTCATAAGATTCAGTTGGATTTTTTGACCATTTTTCATAGACAAATCGAAACCCTTCTGGAGTTGTTCCCACTGCTACAGTGTTTGTGCCAGTGTTTTTCTTCTGTCGGTTACGAGCAATGATCTTGTTCCAAGCTGCCCTAGCTTTTTCAGTATGCAAAGTATCTAGCTCGTCAACCATGCTATCGCCAACTTCATAGCCAACAATGGTATCTGGGTTATCCATAGTGCGGAATATGATTTGTTTTCCA